ATACCAGAGTTGACAAGTTGGCCTACCTACATTTGACATGCGTAGGCTAAACTTATCACGCTTGTTACCCCCACCGAACTGACGTGCAGCAGCAGCCATTACATCAAGACCAATCTGTTTAATTGTCTGTTGTGACATACTTGATTTACCTGTTACAGCATTCTCAAGATACTGATGCAGTGCCAGTTCAGCAGGATGTTTCATTAGGCTACCTCGTCATCTATTTCTATGTCTACCAAGTCATCAAGAACTTCAGCATCACCATCTTCCATTTTATCATTGGCTTTTTCCGCCCACTGGTTGACTATGTAGCTGTTGTAATTATCTATCCAAGATAGAAAATCACCAAACATATTCTGATCTTCAGCAGAAATATTAATTGTGTCCGACACATTTAACGACACCACAGGCACAAAGAAACTGTTACCATTTGGTAATTTCTTTTCATCTGTGTTGGCGGTAATCATGTGCTGAACAGGAAGACGCTGCATCTTAGCCAGCTTAGTAAACGCATCACCTACAAACTTAAAGGCATCACGATTATCAATCTCCCAGATGAATGGGGTGGAGTCAATTTCAGCAGCCTCACCTTTTTCACTTAGTGGATTAACAAGTTCTACTGTGCCAAGCACAACACGAACACGTTTAATTTGACGGATTAACTCTTGCGTCTTCTCAGGCAATGCCTTGAAGTCTTCGATGTAACCTGCAGGTTTACCACAGTTAAAACCACCATCGTTATCTTTCAAGTCAATGCTAAGTGTATCAGCCATAATCGTTTTGATGTAACGATTAGGTGAATTATTTCCACCCATTACAAACCGCTTGTACATGAAGCGTTGCATGAAAGGACGTATCTTTATAGAAGATGCATAGTAAGTTGGCCCATCAGGAATCTCCAACTTGTATGTCCCACCTTCAATCACTTCTACATTTACACTCTTTCCATTAACTTCAGCAGTACCCATTACTGGCGAATGGCTAATGCGCAGTCGTGCGAGAGTATTGCTCTTAGCTTTACCCACACCCTCATGTGCAATGCCCATTGCTTTCGCCATAGCAGCATAATTATTTGGGTCAATAGTCGTTAGTTCTGTTGTCATACATTTACTCCTTTCTCAGCGAATGAGACATAGTTATATCACGCTACGTCTTTCGTGTCAAGCCAATTCGGACCAATTTTTGCTTCTAAAAGTAACGGTACATTGAACTCAACACCCCAGCGTTGTGTGATAAGATAAGGTAGTGCATCATTAGTCTGTTGTATGATGTTGATTACCTTTGATTCTTCATCTGGGTGTACATCAACAACGATACTATCATGCACTGTGTTCACTATACACGACTGCATATCCTTTAGCAATTCATCTATGTGTAGTAAGGCTATTGGCACAATGTCTGCTGTCGCAAACGATTGCACAGGATAATTTTTAATTTGTGTAAAGTGACTTACACGCCCACTAGCTTTACGAACAACGCTAGGAAAAGCGAACTCTCTGCCACTAGGCGTAGTAATCTTCTGTGTTTCTATAGCTTCTTTAGCCAGTCTGGAATGCCAGTCTGCGACTCCTTTGTATTTTTCGGTAAAGTGTTCATAATATGTTGCTTCCGCTTTCGTTCTCCCAAAGCCCGTTGCGCCATAAAGCGGTGCAAACGTGTGAGCCTTTGCAGACTGCCTATCCGTAGGTTGACCAGCATCGGTAATAACTTTAGCGGTATATGAGTGTACATCAAACCCATTAGATACTTCATCAATGGCTACTCCATCTTGTGATAAATAAGCTGCGGCACGAAACTCTAACTGTGCAAAGTCAGCTTCCATAATCTTGCCGCCATCAAATCGTGACACAAATACTTTCTTTACAGGGAACGTGCCGCCACGTGGCATGTTCTGCATGTTAGGATCAGCACCACTAAACCTGCCAGTAGCAGTACGATGCTGAAGCAAACGCACATGTAGCTTACCATCTTGCTTCGTATGAGTTTGTATACCTTCAACAAAAGAGGATAGATAAGTATCTATAGCACTTAGTCTACGCACTTTAGATAAAAAATCTGCTGCATCTTCCATGCCTTTAGTGCGTGCTGCACCTTCAAGTATCTCAAGGTTTAGTTTGCTTGTGGTAAAGCCATTGGCACTTGCCCACTTAGGCGATGGTGGCTTGAACTTGAAACCAGCAACATCAATCGTGGGTTCATAAATATATCCTTCAGTATTACAACGAATACAACGACTATCTTTGGAATATGGTTGCCCGTTCTTTTTTAGTTTGCGTATGTAACCTGCACCTTCGCAGGCTGGACATTGACGTGCTACCGTCCTACGCATTTTCTCTGTCCCCACTTCTATAAGAGAACGAAAAGCTGCATCATCCATATATGGATCAATATTGTTGCTCCAATATAATTTGTCTGTAACTCTACGGCTATAAATTACCCAAGACAACTGCTCTGGACTGTTTAAATTAATAGGTGTGTCGCCCATGTATTTACAAATATATTCATGTAAGTCAGAGTTAAGTTGTGCCTTTTCCTTTTCAAACTCTTCTCTCACCTGCTCCAACGCAGACAAGTCCACCTTGAATCCACGCTGGTAAATACGTGCTAGGCATACAGCTACTTCGTTGGTTAGCACTACAGTATTCATTAGCCCAGCATCATCACAACTATGTAAACGCCTCACCTGCTTATCACACAACTGCTGCGTAGCATTGAGGTCAGCAGACAAGTACTCACACAACTCGTTGTATGGTATGTTACGTGTGCTATAGCCTTGCTTAAAGTATTCCTTCAACGTGTCCTGCTTTTTAGTGTCCAGTTCGTAACGCTCTGCACATGCTTCAAGAGACAACGGCTCTTTGATACCACGCTGTAGCACATACTCTGCAAGCATCGTATCAAACACGGGGCCGTCATACTTGAAGCCTGACTCCCACAACCACATCAAATCATATGCAGCGTTGTGGCAGATAAGTATGGTGGCGGCATCTAGGAACTCCTGCACCAGTACGTGTCCATACTCATCTGCATCTACCTCACTGTGGTCAAAGGTAACGATACGTTTAACGCCTTGGTCATTGAGCATACCCACCATAGTCAGTGAGTTCTCTGGCTCAAATGGGTCAAGATGCATCTTGCCATCACGTTTCGTGACAGTATTCTCTATATCAAGTGTTAGTTTCATACTGTGTACCTCGCTGTCTGATATTCAAGTTCACAGTGTACCACACCATGCCAGCCTGTCAACTTATTTTTTACAACATTTAAGTGACGCTGCGTATCCTCTTCTTCTTGTCCATCCACAACAGGATTCTTTGCAATGAGTATCATCAAGTCAGCTTCAGCCGCTTTACCTGTACGTGAGCCTTCCATCATGGACTGATTCAGTAACACCTTGCCTTCAGCATCAGCAGATAGCTGCGACATATAAAACATAGCACACTCATGTTGCTTTGCAATCATACGTGCATGTACTGCGTTAGCCTTGAGTGCCTCATCAGTACGAGCAAAGCCACCTGTCTTGGCAAACTTATCACCCATGTCAAGCAATACAAGGTCTGGCTTGTATGATTTGCAGATAGACTCTACCCAATTCATGTCACGTCCTGTCGCATCTTTAATCTTGATACGTTCTTTGACAGGCGCGTATAACTCACGCGCTTTAGCTGGGTTGTCTTTTATCTCACGCATTGTCATGCCTGTAGCGGCAGTCAAGTATCTAGCACCTACACGATGATAACCTTCTTCATTACATAAGATAATACAGTTAGCACCTTGATGTGCAAACCCACCCGGTGCGGCAATCAAACTGGCATGAAATGATGTCTTACCAGTGTTAGGCCGCGCACCAATCTCAATCAAGTGACCAGCATTTACACCTTCCACTTTACGTGTGAGACTAGCAATGTTGAAAGTCCAACGTGCTTCCAAGTCAGCCTTTGCCATCAGCGTTTCAATCTCAATGTCATCCCATTCAATATTTAGATTGGGCGTGAAGTCATCACCATACTGCTCAAGCAGCATACGCAATGGCTCAAGACTAGACTTGTCACCATTCACATAATCAAAACCAAGATTGGCAATGTCTTCGCCAACAACCTGCTGAAACAGTTTAGATAACACCTCTTGTGCTACATCACTACCCATTGGGGTTTCTGATTTAATCTTATGAAACAAAGCAGAGTATGCCTGTTTCTGTGCTGTAGTCAGTGTTGGATTGTCTGACATAAACAATGCTTCAATCTCATCTGGTGTTACAGTACGCTCGTATCTGTCCATGGCTTTGTCAATAACAGTTTTAATTTTACGAACATCTTTACTGAACAAACGGTCAGGACATTTAGCACCACGATGGTCATCGTAGAACGATCTGTCCATTAAACTTCTAATCAGTGATAATTCCATTTAAGTTCTCCATATCTGTCGGGTTACGATATTTCAAGTCATCATTCAAACGTAGCACACGAACATCGTTTACATGACCACGCAGTTCCTTTGCCATCTGCAAAGTTTTTGGTAGCGCATCGGGGTCTAATGCTATTACTGCTGTTGAGAACTGTGCAAGATACCCTTTATGCGACTCTTGTAGAGATGTACCAAGTATCGCAACCCCGACAAAGGATTTGCCACCAACCACGGCTGCACTCACACAGTCCTCAACAACTACTGCGACTTTACCACAACCAAATGTGTATGGCAAGCCACTTTTTCCATATCGTTTCCATTTAGGTAAACGCTTGCCAATCGCACGACCAGTAGCGTCAACAATTTTTCCATCATGTACAACAGGAAAAACAACTCTGTCATCTTTCACGTCATACAACACACCCAATTCATCTGGGTCTAGCTGATACCTGTAACAGAATGCAAGCACAGTGCGCTTGTTTCTATGCGGTACAATATACTGTGGCAATGCGAAGGTGTCTTCAGCAAACTCCTCTGCGCCACTAAAGCCAGCACGTATATCATCTACAGATAGATGTACTCTCGTGCCACCTTTCAATGTACAAGAAGCCTTGTAACAATTCCACACAAGACTACCCATGTTGTTTGTCACTGTAAATGTTTTAGTACCACCACAATTAGGACAATCAATCCTCTTTGTAGTTCCATTAGGAATATCCATATCACTTACAATGTTATATATATTATTCATTATATATCACTTTCCTTTGCGGCACTTGTAATGCTTTTACCATGTATTTTTCGCGCTGTCAATGCATTATTTGCACTTGACAACGTATTTTTTAGATACGGTTTAACTGAACTTGGGTTAGCATGTCCTGTAACCGACATAATTTGCGCCATACCGACACCAGCTTCAACCATTTCTGTTGTGCCTGTCCTACGTAAATCAGATAGACGCAATTCAGATGACAAACCTGCTTGCTCCATTAATTTTCTACCATATAAAGGTAGATTATGTAAAGTATAAGGCTTGTATTGTCCACGAATAGAGTGTGGACGTGGTGCAACATACTGTTGAAAACCAAAGTCTTGCTCCTGTTGCTGTAACATTTCAAACAAGTCATCTGATATAGGCAGATGTACATCAGCGTGTCGCTTTGACTGCTCAATGTGTACTGTCTGCGTATCAAAATCAATGCTGTCCCAAGTGAGCAGACGCATATCACCCAAACGCTGACACCATTCATATGCCATGTGTGCAATCAATCCAATGTTACGTGTGCTAAAATCGCCGTAGGCGGCGTCTAACAGTTTGCGTACATCCTCTCTACTCCACACAGTCTTGCGCCTCTCTGCGCCTCTCCTACGTATGTTAGCGAAAGGATTAGTTACACACAGTTCCATACGCAAACCATGATTGAATACAATTCTTGTGCAAGACAGTATATGATTAGCCATGTAAATACCTTTCTCACACCAATCATTGTATGCAACCTTGGCAATGCGTGTAGGTAATTGCTTATAGTCATAGCGGCAGAGGGGCTTACCCTCTACCACTGTGTTCATCATTACGTTAAGAAAGTATTTATATTGTGCTTTACTTTCTTCACGTAAGTTCCTGTAATCATAGGAAGAATAGTAATCTTCCACAAGTTTAGTTAGCTGTGACATTATGCCGCGATTGCTTTAAACTGTGGTGTGCTAATCCACTTGGACACTTCCTGCTCACGTGACCACATTGACTGTGCCGCTGTGTCATTGCCAGTGTTGCGTAGATTAAAACCATTACGCTCATCAGCATAGCTGGCGTAGTTTGTGAAGGCAGAATACAATGCCCACACATTACGTCCACGTGTGCTAACCTCTTGATTGTACAGGCTAAACATCTTCTCTGACTTGCGGTCAGACTTGATTACCGATTCAAGCAAAGCCTTAACATCTACAGTCATCAGGCTGGTGTTTGCCCAACGCTGAAACTTATCTGCTGTCTCATAAAAATCAGACACAGAACTGTTTAGTTCATCAATAAACACATCCAAATTAAAGTTGGCAGTGTTCTTACGCTTAATCTTGTCGTAATCACCGGATACCATTCCATTGGTGCAAAAGAAATCAATCGCGCCAAAGAATACCATGTTACTACATGAACCATCTATACCATGCAATGCAATCAAACGCGGTGCAATGGTGGTGCTATGCTTGTCAGTGACGATTTTTCGTAGCACGTTAGGCATAGTCATGTCCATCATAACCCACGCATTATTACGCGCAGTACGATATTTAATGTTCATATTGTCACAAAACTCCACGCCAAGATGCTCAGAGATTGTGTTGTGTGCGCGAGTGAAAAAGTCACTATGTGACGCACAACTAAAACCATTACCAACAATACCAAGGTATTCACCAGTGTTTCCATTGATAACATACTTTGATTTGTCAAACTTAGTAGGCTCGAACTCAACAGGAAAATTAATATTCTCCGGCAGAAGTTCATTAGGTGTATAGTCTAAAGGCATGTTCAGTTCTCCTTTCTGTTAACTGTTCTTGTGTTATATAACACCTTTACTTAAATGTCAACTACAATAATACCATTACCCGAAGATTTTTACTCTGTACTGATAACGATAAGGATTATTTTTATTCATCATCATCAAGATCAGCAAGTACCCAATCTGCAAAGTGCCTTGCTCTACCCTCATCGTCCTCTTGTGGTACAAACTTTAGCACCCTGTGCATTAGGCACTCAATTCTTCCTAGCTTACCTACATCAGACATCCATAAATCACTAAACTCATGTAATGTCTGAACTATATTCTTCAAGTCATT